CCTTGCTCTGCTTGTAAGTCTGCAGCTGCTGCCGCTTGTGCTTGTTGAAATCCTTGTGCTAATAATTGTGCTTGTAAGTTTGCTCTTTGATCTGCTGCACCTCGTGCAGCTTCTGCTGCCATGACACCTTCTCTACCACCACCATAAGCACCTGCTTGAATAGCTCTATCTCTTAAAGCTGTGTCCGCAATAGATTGTTGTCTATCAAATTCTGAAAGTGTTGCATTAATTACGTCTTGTTGATACGGAGACATGTAGTCTCTGTAAGCGTCTGGTCCTGTTAAAGCTCCTAATTCACCAGCTCTAGCTGCTGCATCTGTTTGTAATTTTACTTGTTGTGCTACCTTTGGATCATAGACTGATGTATCTATACCTGTAAAAGTAGATGGTACTGCACCTGCACCTAACTTATCAATCGATTTTAAAAAGGCTGTAAGCGAACCTTCTATAATCGGTGCTGGTTTTGTTATTGTAGTTGACGTTGACATTATGCTCTTGCCTCCAATTTATTCATTACATCGTACATTCTTTTTGCACCTTTGTTAACACTGCCACCACCTGCTGCTCTAACTGCATCTGCAGTCATTACAAATTCGTTTTTAGAAAGTCTTGCAGGCACATCGTCTGCTCTTTCTTTTTTACCTATTGGTACAAACCCACCACCTCTTAAATCCATTTCTTTACCACCAAGATTCATAAGTCCACCATCTTTAGCTTTCATTACCATTGTTTCTTTAATCTTTTCTTTAATCTTTACATCATCTCCAGGACCTTTGTATTCATAAAAGTCTTTGTAGAATTGTTTAATTTCATCTAAACTGTTAGGTTTTCTTTTAAATATTATTTCAAATTCTTCAACTAAATCCATCATCGGTATGTCCATATTACCCATACTAGATGCAAATTTTGCAGATTCTTTTATTTCTGTATCTTCTATATTCTCAATAGCTTCACCAATACCACCAAATCTTAAACCTACTCTACCACCAGCTTTGTATCCTGCTGCTGCAATTGCGTCTAAAATTTCTTGTTCTGTAAAGCCATAAGCTTCCATAGATTGTCTAATAGCAAATGCTCTATCTGCATCTGATGCTGCAGCTTCTGCATCTTCATCAGCCATCATTCGATCATACTCATCTTGATCTCTTTTAGCTTGTGCAAACATTAAGTCACCAGTTCCTTGAGCTGCTGGTATTCCGTATTTCATTAAACCTGGGTCAGTCATAAATTTAGAAGCTTTAGATGCACCAGTTAAAATTTCTCCCATTGCACTGTCAGCTCCAAATCTATTTATTCCTTTAGTTGTTAAATCTTGAAAACCTGTAGTAGCTGGAGTACCTTCAATCATAAAACCTTTTTCCGCAGGTCCTATGAATCTATCGGGAGTTCCTGGAGTTCCTGGTGCAGTCATAGCACCTGACAACGCTCCGAGTCCCGCTGATAATAAATTAATATCACCTTCATTACCTTCTTGTGATAGTTGTCCAGCAATATTTAAACCACCAGATAATAAAGCTCTTTGCATAATACCTTTACCCATTAAAGCTGAAGTAGGACCAAACATAGGTGCAAACGCAGCAAGGTATGGTAATGCTGGTTTGATTTCATTAGGTATAATTTTATCTAATACCTTTGATACTGGTTTGAATATTTTCTTAAAAAATCCCATATTTTCTCTTTATATTGTATAGTGATAGCAAGTACGCAACGCTTGTAAATAGGCGAGTGTATCACAATTTACAAGGTTTTTATACATTCGTCAATCGCTGATATTAAAACCAGCGCCTATCTTTATCTCTTCCACAGTCACATTTACGTCTCTTCGTATATGTTCAGATTTTGTAGGTGTATTAGCATTTTGAACGTCTGCTAAAGCCTCTGCATCTGACATATATTCTTGGCCTGTTTCTGTGTTGGTTAATGTTACCTCTGTTTTAGGTGTAATTACTGGCACTCTTTTACCATTAATTGTTTCATACCTAACTGAAGCTTCTGTTTCGATAAACGGCATTATCTGTCCTCTCTGTTTATTTCTAATATGGATGCAATCACATCTGTTGCTCCACTGCTTGCTTGTACCTTTAACACTTCACTTTCTTTCATAATCAAAGGTTCTGTTAATACTTGTTCTTTTTCATTGGCAGATAAACTAACATTATTATCTATTATAAATATATTAGAACTAGTATCAACCAAAGTAACTTTAACAACTGCTGCACCTGCTGCATCTTCAGTTACTAATAAAGACTTAACAATAGCTCTAGAGTTTGATGGCACTGTATATAGTGTTGTTAAATCTGTATTTGTTAAACTTGTTTTTTCGTTTTTATATATATTTGCCATTAGCCTAATCCTAACCAAGTAAATCGTTCTTGGTCCTCTTTAAGTTGTGTTAAGTATGTAGAATTTAATTGTTCTATAATTGTAGTCAATGCTCTATTAATTTGTCTTTGGTTATCTTCACTATATTCTTTTTTAGGTTCTGGTAATCTTACTACGACTTTAGCCATTAGCCTCTCCTTCCGTCTGGTTGTATATCAACTTGAAATGTACCAAATCTCCAAGACTCACCTACACCTGTGTTTTCTATTTTTATATTTGCATATCTTCCTCTTGCACGTGTATCAACTTTTAAAGTGTTTGAAGTAATTGTAAAAGGACTTAACGTAGTTTGTATATCATCCTCTGATGGAAAATCTTTTATAGATAATGTAACTTGGTTATTACCTGTTAATACTTTAAAGTTTGGTAAAAATCTACGCATAGCTAAAAAGACTTCACTTTGATCCGGTTGTAATGAAAAACTAAATGATTGTATAAAAGATGTTAATGCAGTTACACTACCATCTGGATTAACTTGATCTGTCCCCGTTTCGTGCTCAAACAATACGCTTTGACCTAATCCTGTTTCACCAATAATTGTAGGAAAAGTTCCTGTGTTAGAACTATTGTATGCTGTTGCATATGGTTTAGGATATACTAACGAGTCAATCCAAGTCGTTCTAATAGAGTTTGTGTTAGTTCCTGTGTACCAATTACCCATAGGCAGTTGTGCATTGTTTTGACCATAGTTATAAACTACATATCTATTATTAAAATCAGATCCTTGTGTAGGATACCACCAAACAACTTCTGTAAATAAGTTGTTAATACCAGCATTTATTTGTTGACCTTTTGTTGTATCACAATCATCATAAATAAAATCTTCAACAGAACAAGGTAAACTATTTACTGTACCATCAAAAGAGAAGAAACCATTATTACCCATCCAATAAGCAACACCATCAATTTCAATAGCTGCATTCTTACCAATCAATCCACAGTTTGTACCAACCTGTTCAAAGCCAAATGTAAATGGTGCACCAACAAATTTCATTGTGTACAATGCATTGTCAGTCCATATTAGAATATTTTCTTTTGCAACTAGACCTCCCATAATTTTTGTACCATCTTGAAGTCTTTGAGTACCTGCTGTGTTAGTTGCTTGTGGTGTATATTTATTTATACTTTCATCTTCAGAAAATCTTATAAACATATCATCTTGTGTTGTAGGAGTACCTATAGTTGTTTCTGTTCCAAGATGAATTAAGTGACGTGTTGTTGGTGATATAAGTGTTACTCTAGTTGAAGTTGGATTACCAGAATCTGTTGCTGCATCAATTCTAGTTTCAAAGCCAGATGTTAACATAGAAGCGTGTGTTGTAAGTCTTGCTGCTATTCCAGAGTTCCAAGTAAATGTTTTACCATTTGCAATTGTTGCAACTAACACTTCACCAAAATTACTTAATGACCATAGACCTGGTTCTAGTGTAACTGTCGATGCTTCTACTGCATTTCCCCATCCTGTAAAATCTGTTGCATTTGTAACCACAGCACCATCACTATGCGCTTGTCCGTTTGAGGTACCAGTCGTAGCTGTACCTAATGCACCTCTAGTAATACCTGTTAATTCATTACCGGCTACTCCAGTATAAGTTATTAATTCATTGCCCACAGCTATTGTACCTGTCGGACTTGGAAAACCTGTTGTAGATGTTAATCTAATTTGTGTTGCTGATCCATTGTTACCATTTGTATCCGCGCTTAACGCTCCGTCTAAATCGTTTTGTAAAGCACCTGTAATTGTACCACCATAATTTCCTACACCATAACCATAACCATATGTTTGTGCTGCGGGACCTATTGTTTCATAAACTTGAACCGTCATACTACCACCTGTTGAGATAACGGCACTTGCTTGATTTAAAGAATTTATTGTAAAAGTTGTAGGAGTTGGAACTGATAATACTTGAAATAATTTAAGTTCAAAGTCAGCTGCAGTCAATCCTGTACCACTTGGTAAAGTAACAGAAGATAATTCTATAATATCTCCTACTGATAAATCGTGATCTGTTGTTGTTGTAATTGTACAAGTTTTAGCTGATGTACTGTTAGTTGCTAATGTTGAGCTAGTTAAACTATCTACAACTCCTGCATTATTACATCTAAAAGGTGTAATATCAAAAAGTTGTCCTTCAAAAAATAAAAGTAAAAATTTGTCAGTGCCGATTGCAATGTATCTATTACCTGCTGTATCTACAAAAGCATGTTGTTTTCTAGCTACACCTACAATAGAATCAGTAAGCAATGATTGCCAACCTCCTACTTTTTCTGGAAGTCCATATCTAAATCTCACATTATCAGAATCAACCCAACGACCTTCTGCTCCAACAGCAGTGTCCTGCTTGTCGATACCTGGAGCAAACTTAATTTTCGTAAGCATTTTTTACTCCTATGCAGTATTAGTTTTAAATTGCCAACCTTTAGTGGCTCCAGTATAAAAAAGTGTGACTGATTGATTATTAGTTGTAAGATCCACAGAGGCACCGGCAGATCCACCTTGAATTACTTCTGTGCCATTAGGGTCAACTATACATTTATTAGTACCAAAACCATTTGATGCAGATATATCCATAATGACTACTTCATCACCTATTGTTCCTGCAGGTAAATTAATTGTTACAATGTTA